CTGTGTTAGTTATCGTAATGCTATTTGCGCCATTAGTAATGCTAATGCCTGTGCCCGCAGTTAAGTTTGCAGCCTGTGGTAAATCATTTGTTTTACCAATAATAAGTTGGCCATCATTTAAGCCGTTTGACCACTGCGGGACGCTATTGTTGTCTGAAACTAATACAGCATGTTGCTGTGTTCCGATTTCACCAACCGTATTATTAGCAGAGCTATAAAGAATATGGTTTTTATTAGTACTACCTGGATAAGTTGCTTGTGTATTGGTCCAGTTTGTTCCATCCGATTGCATCAATGTGCCACTTGCAGATGCGGTTCTTGGGTAGGCAGCAGTTGACCACAAAGGAATGGCTGCATTTTGCGACATCAACACGCGATAGTTGTCAGCAGGATTAGCCAACATACTAGGTACGCCAGTGTTATTACTAACAAGAACGCCGCCAACTGTATCGGCTATTTCACCAATCACATTATTAGCAGAGCTATAAAGTATGTGATTAATGCTAGTGGTATTAGGGTATGTTGCAGTTGTAGCTACCCAGTTAGTTCCATCAGCTCTTAAAATAGTTCCCGTTGCTGTTGCTGTAGATGGATAAGTTGCAGTTGTAAAAGTATATTTTGTACCATCACTTTGAGCTAATGTTCCGTTTGCGCCGATTGTTGAAGCATTAGTACCGCCACGAGAAATTCCCAGTTGTCCAGTCCAGCCTAATGTCATCGATACAGCTTGTAAAAGGGCTGTATTAGGCGTTCCACCCAGTGTCATGGTGACATTTGTGTCATTGACCTCGGTTAAAGCAGCGGGCGTATAAGGCGCACCGAAGCTAGTCCACCCTAATTGTCCTGCGCCATTAGTAGTAATAGCCTGACCATTTGTGCCGTCTACTTGAGGCCAACTTAACCCATCTAAAACAATGCTTCCTACGGTGTTTGGCGTAATAACAACATTGCCGCCTAAATCAACAGATGAAATTGTGTTGCCATTAATTTGTATATTATCAACTACAAGCTCACTTAAGCCAGTTAATGCATCTGTTGAGCTTAATGCGGAGTTTGTGCTTTGAACCCAATATGTGCCATCACTGCGAAGTATTTTATTTGCAGGTGTTGCCGATGGTAACAAACTATAAGTTAAACTTAATTGAGTAAATGTTATAGGGCTGGTACCAATGACAAATGGTCCGCTTGATGATTCTTGAAATACTAATCCAGCATTTGTTGTGCCACGAGTTATTGCAACCACGCCTAAATATGATATTTCTGAGGCTTGATTGTAATCATCAGCGCGAGTTAGAACCCAATTTGTTGTAGCACTGCCAACATTGGTAACTACATAAATACCATTTTCGAATGTATTAGTCTGGTCTTTTACTAAAACTCTATTTCCAGAAATTAAAGCTACACCATCTATTGTTAAAGCGGCTTGAATGCCTGCATTAGTTAAAGTAGCGCCAACTCCAGCAGTTCCATTAGCATATGTCGCAGTTAAATCAGCAACAGTTGCTACAACGCATGACGCGTAAGTGGTAAAACCTTCTGCCCTTAAAATAAACTCTAATACATCCGTCAAAATATATTTAAATGTTGTGCCATTAACCGAGCTTGAGGTATTCAAAGGGTCGGTTGCTGGGAACTCAATTGTGCCATTTGGAACACCTGTTACAAGTTGGCTAATAGCAATAGACATGGTTCACCGCCTAGTTTTGGTAGTTTTGTATGACCTGGAATTGCACAGAAACCAAAGCGCCGCCAACGTCATTTGTAATCAAGCTTATAGTATCGCCTGCTTTGACTTGTAATGCAGGGGGATTCAAAACTGAAGTAGCCGCAGCAAAAGCGCCAGCAGGCACAGCAGCAGTTGTTGTAGTATCAACAAATACATTTTTACCCGATTGATAGCTAAAAATTGCAATCCATTTTGGATAATTATCAGGAACAGTTATGCTCTGAGCTACAGTTGCTGCTAATAAGCCATTTTGAATATCATAACTAGGCTGCAAGCCAAAGCCATTGATGCCAGCAACAGTTCCATTTATATCTCTTATAACATTGTATTTTGTAGACATTTTAATTCCTTATTAAACAATACCAAGCCGTGCATCAGCAACATAATGATAATTTAAATACCCATTAATAACAGATGGATTAATTGGGCCTGGATTTTGGTTGTTCTCATATAGCCTAGTAGCTGGAGAGGCAACTAAATAATCAACACCATTTTCTCCTTTAGCATATTGGTTCCAAGTTGATATAGCTAAATTAGACCCAAGAACTGGCGAGCCATTATTAAAACCTGCGGCAAAAACTTGGCCTGCTGTGCCATCTTTAGAGTAAACAGTTACCGCAACATTATTTGTTCGTTTAGATACTATAAATCTAATTCCAAAATTAGAATTATTTAAACATGTCCATTGAAAATTTTGATTTCCGCTTGGTATAAATGCACTATAGTACATTTGCCCGCTTAATTGTTGAACTAACGAGCCAACAACTGTATTTGTACCAGGGACAGTGAGGGCATCCCAAGATTTTTCATAGTATTGTTGTAAAGCTTGCAAGTTTTCACCAAAACTGTCGGCCTGTGGTCTTGTAGCTATATAACCAGAATTTAAAGTGCAATATTCAAAAGTACAACCTACAGCAGCAGTGAGCTTGCTTACAGAAATAACAATTGCACAGTATTTTACTGATGTAGCGGGCGTCACATCATTGTAAACCCACCCATTAAAATTATAGACAGGTACATTTGATGTTTTTAAATTTGCTATTGCTGCTCCAAGACCGCTTCTTGGCACTTCATACCATGTGCCATGTACGCCGCCGCCGCCAACTGTTGCAACCCCAGTTGTATTATCAACAGAAGATACAAGGCTATAAAAGTTTGGAGATTTTAAGTCAGGCAAGCTCGCGTCAAATGTATACCAAATACTTACATTAGCAATTAAATCACTTGCATTCGCAACAGCGCCACCCGCTTTCAATTGCACGCTTAATGGTGTCGATAGAATATTGGCTGCTTCTGCGCCACTAAAATATTTTATTATTGCAAAACTTGTATCTGCTGATGGGGTTATACCCATACCAGCATTGTTAAAACCGCAAGCTATAGTATTATCAACATTTTGAAATACAATTGTTTCATCAGCAACATAACGAGAAAAGCCAGGTGTATTAGATGCAGCCGCAACTGTTGTGCCAAGCTCTTGGCAGGGATTTAAAGGCCAGTTCCATCCTAATGTATAACTAGGAATTGGTTTATATTCAAGCTCAGGTTTGTAATACCAAAATAATCCATTGGTTTGCTGAGCATTAGAAGATTGTATGTTTGTTACTAATGAACTAGCATTTTGCACTGTCACAGCAAGCAAAGATGTAAATTGCATAATGCGACCAGATGGCACATTAATGACTAAATCAATATAACCTGTGCTTGGTGGATTGGTATTTGCAACATTATCAATGTAAACCGATGCTTCATTAACGCCAGAGATTAATTCAAATTCGTTGTTATCTGTTGTAACTCCAGAAACTATTTGATAAGAAGTTCCAGAATTAGGAATATAGTCAATAGTGACTGCTACTGCTGAAGTGTTTAAGCACGCAGCTAGAACCGACGCACTTAAAAAACTTCCATAAAATGTTCTTGGAGATTGATATAAGCGTTGAGTTAATTTGATGTTTACCACTCCCGCATCACTTTCTACTTGTAAAGCATATGATGGAGTTGAGATATACTCTGAAACAATTTCAATTTGTTTTACAGATAAATTACCTGTTCCTGCGTAACTTAACGACCAACCTGGAGCAACTTCAAAACTTCCTGCCCCAGATACAGCGATTGTGTATTTGCCCGTAGCAGGGTTAGGCGTAAAATTAACAATTGCAAATTCTGGATTAGAAAACACATTTTGTGAACTTTCAAAAACATCTGTGGGGCTTGTGCCTTGCGCAAAATTAGGTGGCCATCCTTGACGTGTAAATTGAACCACTGAACCTTGTACACTAGGGTTTCCACTCCATACGCGGATAAAATAAAGCTCTACTTGTCCATTCGCATCATATGGATAAAGAAATGGAATAATATCATCTCCATTATCATCCATAAACGTTCCAACACTGGATAAAACTAAAGTTGAGCCTAAATTTACATATTTGAATGCATTGTCAATCAATACTTGCTGATAAACATCTTTTGGTACTGTAAACTGTGGGTCATTAAAAAACTCAACATAGCCACCAGCCAATGGGAAGCCTGTATCTTTATTGACAAAGTACTCTTGTAAAGGAAAACAAGCAAAGTACAAAGGATTAGGTTTTGGTGTTGCCATATCAAGTCCTTTTATATATTTAAACTATTATGCTATCAGTTCGCTGTTAATACAATTATTCGTTTATTTGTTTTGTTAAAATCAACTCTAATGGCGCAGATTTTTTTATACCTTTAGCAAGTCTTTCAGCGTAAGTTTGCGCTTTACTTTTTTCGCCACTTTTTGCTCGTTTTTCCTGCTCCATTATTTTTGATACAAGTTTAGTTCTAACTGATTCTGAAGTTAAAGGCTTTGTTACCAACCTAGATGCCAATCCTGGTATGAGACTACCAGTTAGTGCGCCTAATGCTGCTCCAGGAGGTCCAAACAATGCTCCGCCTGCTGTAGCGGCCATACCACTGCCTTTTAATGAAGCCATCAAATCCGCTAGTTTTTGCCCTGTAGGCGGGTTAAACATAACTCGCATCGCTTCAGGATTCATTTCAACAAGTCTAGAGAATTTGTTAAATTCATCCCTAATAGCTTTGTTTGGGAAAATAACTTCTTTTTGCTGTGGGCCAAGCTTAGTCCACAAATTTCTTAATTTAGATGGGTTGATAGTGCCGTCTTCATTAAATGCCGAAGAAAGCCAAGTATATTGCACGACTCGTTGGCCTTGTTCATCCATTTTAGACATTAACTTACTAGCTAACTTTGGCCTCTCATGCAATTGGTTTTTTCTAACAAAAAAAGACAATAATGTATCTGGGTCAGCGCCCCCACGTGTAAATCTCGTAATGTCTTTATCCATAAACGGAACAACTTCACGACGATAAAAATCACGAGCCTCTGTTCTGGCATTATGTATGGACTCGTTGTCAGTAGCCTGTTCAATATCATCTTCTAAAGCATTTCTTAAATCGCCATAGATTCCAGCTTTAACAGAATCACCTTTTCTAAATGCGTCACTAGATAACTTTCCAAGCTCACTTAATAAATAATCAGTCTCTTTAATTGAAAATTCATTTTTTTCAGTTGGTTTTGTTATGCGTTGCAAAAGTCTCAAGTCTCCAGGGTCTCTAAATGCGGCCAAATCAGGATCTTGTTCGATTCTATCTAAAATTGATTGCGCTCTATCACGTAAATTTTGTCTATTTGTTGTCACGCCTTCTTTTTCAACTAAATCATTATATTTTTTAAATAATGCATCTTTTTGTGATTGAACATCTTTTTCTGCCGATTTAATTCCTTGTAATAAATAATCACCAGCATTTTGAAATTCAACATCACCTCTAATTTTATCCATCAAATTTTGTGCTTTAGTTTGAACTTGTTGTCCAACTCTTTGCAATTGCGCAGGTACACCGCTAAATTTCTGATTAAATAATTGATTTTCATATGTTCTGGCTAACGAAGGGTTTTCAATTACACGCCCTAAATTAGTTTCAGTGCCTTTGGCTGCTTCTAAATTTTGTTGCAATCTTTCCATAGGAATTTCTGGAGCAAGCGCCCTGCTTGGAGCAAGCTCTGGTATTTTTGTTGCAAGTTGTCCAGCGCCTTCAAATAAACCGCCCATTAATGCAGCTTCAAGAGGATTTTGTCCTTGGGATGCAGCATAGGCACTAAGTTCACCTGTGCGTCCTAATGCGCCTAAATCTCTGCCTAAGCCCCTAGATAAAAGTTTTTTATAAGGACTGCCTGCAAATCCTGTAAGTTGTTGCACTAAAATATCGCCTGGCTGTTGTTCCTGCAAACCTAACATGCTTCGCAACTTTTCTCCGATGTGAGGAGTATATTCTTCAACTTTTTGTGCTGTTGATGGCTCTATAAATCCTTTTTCAGCCGCATACTGACTCAATACGCTTGGTAACTCTAATGGATAAGTAACACCTTCACCCAGTCCAGCCAAAATATTTTTTCCGAAGCGACTTGGTTGTTGTAATAGTTGACGACCACTTGCAGCAGCCTCACCAGGAAGCTCGGTGGCAAAAGATTTTAATGCCCCAGGAAGACCTGTAAATGTACCTGTAATATCTTTTATTACACCTCTCAAGCCTTTGCGACTAGCAATAGCTTTATCTAATTCTTCATCACTAATGTATTCATGTTCTGCAGGATTAAACATCGCTAGACCCCTCTTTGTTGCAATCTATATAGCTTGAGTTTTTTTAACTCTTCGTCAGATAATTCCTTAGCAGACTTCTTAGTTTGAAGCTCAGGTATATCTTTTAATTTGAGTTCTTCACTGCCTGCGCTAGGTATTCCGTACTTCATCTGTGAAACCAAATTACCTCGGACACCAAGAAGCTTATTGTAAAGACCAACGATTCGATTTAGATATTGCTCATCAGTTTCACCAAAACCAATATCGAGATTTTTTTCAGCACCTTTAAAGGCTCTCTCAAAAGCAGGCAATTTATATGCTTTTGCGAGCAAGTCCGTTATTAAGCCCACTTGTGCTTTATATGCAGCTCTTCTACCGCCAGACAATTCTAAACTTTTTGGTGCGCCTTGTTGTTTTACTAATGTAGCTAAATCTTTAATACCTTTAGTAACTTCATCAATAGATGATATTTGAGCCTCATGTTCTTTCTTTGTGCCAGCAGATAAAGGTATATTGCCTTCTGGCATGCCAGGTATAACGCCGCTGTCTTTAGCCGCTTTAGCAAGTGATGCTTGAATCTGTGCTAGTTTAACTTTTTGCTCTAAAGGAATCATGCTTAATTGTGCTTGTTTTGCTTGCAACTCTAAAGGCAATAATTGTTTGCTGCTTGCTAAATCAAAAAGAGCTTTATCGTAACTAGTTTTAGCTAAAGGCTCGGCATATTGTGCTTGAACACCACTAATTTTATTAGCCAATTGTTTAGCCAAAAAATCTTGCGCCATCTGTTTTGGTTGCGTCTGCAATTGCATGTAATTACCAAGACCTTGCATTATGGCTTGTTGCAAATCTGGCATTGCGCCTGCTTCTTCAGGCGTAAATCGGGGCATTGTAGGGAAGTTTATTGCCATTTCATCACCTATTTAAATAAATTTGTAAATGCATTCAATGAGCCAGAACCGCCAAGTATTCCCATTAAGCCTTGCAGAGCTTGTGAAATACCGCCAGAACGTTGTTGGTTTTGCAGAGCTTGTGACATGCCAGCCATTCCGCCTTGTTGTGCCATAATATTTGCGAGCATATCAGCATAATTTGTGCTTGCTCCATAGCCCATTTTTCCAATATCGCCCATGCCCTGTAAACCTGTGTTATACAAACCCATCATGCGATTCATATAATCACCAAAATCTTTTTGAGCTAAGCTACCTGCTACGTCAGCAGATTGCACTTGCGCTTGAGGTGTGCCTAGCATACCGCCTGCTGCTGCTTGATTGCTGACCGCGCCCATTGCTTTATTTAAAGCTTGTTGAAATCCAGGACTTTGCTGATATCCGCCAGCTAGCTTATTATAAACGTCGCCTGTAGAACCAGTGAGCTGCCCATATTGTCCCATCAGCTGTCCCAAAGCATCTTTGCCAGCGCCCATATAAGGACTTAGATATTTTTCTGTAGCACCAGGTATTTCACCATAAATTTTGCTCGCAGCATCATAAGGGCTTTTTTGTTTGCCAAAAATATTAAATAAACCGCCTCCAAGGCCAGCTAATCCAGAGCCTAACGCCAGTTGATTCAACAATGATGTTAATTGTGAAAAATCTTGTGTCTGTGATAAACCTGGAGCTTGTTTTGTTAGTTCCATTGATATAGCCATGATGTTTCCTTAGAGTAATTGCACTTCTTTAAATATTGGTTTCCCTGTGCCGTCATCGATTGCTGCTAAAATTTTATTATTTGTTGAGTCATAAATTAGCGTACCAAAAGCACATGTATACTGTCCATTCGCATTAACGTTGTTTTGGATTGTTAAAATGTTTGCATTTGTTTGTGTTGGTGCAACCATTCCTTCATTACCAGCGATGCGCTGCAAGTTTGTTAATAATGTTTGACGAAAAGTTAATTCATCATCCGTTGGATAGCCTTGGTCATTAACAATCTGGCCCATAGGTAAATTGGGTATACGAATTACTTGTGAATCGCTTACAGTCGATGTCATTGATAAATCTCCAAGATGCCGTCAGTACAAACAAACCGACCAAAACCACTAAAACGTAATTGAAAAGTCGCATCATTAACAATCCCTAATCGCTGATATATAAAACGCGATTTGCGTTTACCTGTTGGGTTCATATTTAATCGCCAACTAGATCCAAATGTTTCTCCACCATCGCGCGATATACTTAAATCAACAGCCTCGGAATAATTAACCACGTATTCAGTTTCTGCTGTAGTAGCTTCGATTCCAATAGGATTGCCAGATTCAGTTGTAATAATTACATATGCTTCAGTGGCAAGTAATTGACTTAAAGTACCAGAATTAACTGGCTTTAACGTTTTAAGATTTAATTGTCCATTTTCGATAGTAAATCCTAGACTTTTGGCTATAAAGTAGCGTTGTGAAGGCAATCTTACAGGGGGTGTTATTCTTATTTTAGGAATTTCTTTTGATACAGGTACGCCACCAATCGTATAAATTGCATCAGTGTATTGAGTGCCAAATCGATATATATTGCCGCCATCTAGAGATACGAAATAATAATCATTGTTAAAAAATACAACCTGTCTAGCGATGTGATAATCTAAATTTTCATCGCTAACATTAAAAAACAACCCTGTATTAAAATCATAAGCATAGCTGATATTGTCATCAGGAAATGTAAATTGATAAATAATATGGCCATCTTGTCTAAATAAAAAACCAGTGCAGTTACTTGGATTGGTTAAGTTAGCTAAAACATAATCAATACCATCGGTAGATATCTTTTTAGTAACACTTCCAGTAGCAAACATGATAACAGGACCAGATTGCTCATTCACGCCAAGCCACACCACAAAATTATCTAGCTCTGCAATCGATGATGGATTTAAACAACCATAATCAATGTTGTATGTTACACCGCGTTGGTATGGAAATAATGTATTTCCGACATCTTGCCAACTTTCAGCGACATTCGTACCCATTACAATCAAATTGTTTCCTGCGCCAGGAACAGGTACAGCAGCTTGTGCTGTAGTTGGTTTTGTTTGAATAGAGCCGACTTGTTGAGGTTTGGTTGCAATAGCTGTTGGCCAATCAAGAGCGTCATTAAACCCTGACAAAATCCAATACTGCGTTGCTTGGCATGCGATAATTAAACGCCCATTTTGAAATGAAATATAACCTGGGTTTTTAAAAACAGTATAATCATATTGAGCAGTTGTTAATTGTTGAAAATTTCCAGTATTCCAATTATATACATATACGAACACACCGTCTGTAATACATACTTGAGCTGAGTTGTTTTCGGCCATGTAAACATCACCAGCAGTAGTTTCTAAGATACCCACAGGTGTTGATACCAACTCGCCACTAATATTATTCTGCGTAACTTTATATACATTTTTACCAATTACAGCGACCATCAAATCGCCATTGAAGGTTGTATATAAACCGCGTCCTTTGGCTTCAGGATTAAGAACTAAAGCTGTTTTATATCCAGCGTATGGCACTAAAAAATTATCACTAACAATAAAATTCCAAGTTTGTTCAATACTGATTTTTGGATAACGACCAAAACTAGAGCCGCCAACTATTTTGAGAGGCACTTCTTGTACTTGTTGTATTGCATTTGGTGCGGGCATAATACTCTCTTATAGTGTATAAAAACAACAATATGATTAAAATGGGAACCATCCCTTGGATAAATTGATGGCCTGCCAGTCCCATGGGCTTCTTCCAGAGAAAAAAGTTGTCTTTTGTATAGATAAATCTGCGGGGCTAACATCCAATATTTTTTGCTCCATAGCCCGAAGCTGCGCTTTAGATTCATCTGGAAAAGTCGCGCCGTAGTCAGAGCAAATATACTCTGCAAGTTGATAGCGCAAAAACTCTATGTAATAGCCATCATAATATAAACTTAAATCTGTATCTAAAGTAACTGCGGTCAAACCAAACTTGCCGCTTAATTTTAATATGTAATCGCCCTGGGGAAGAAAATATAAATATACTCGCATTCCGCCTTTTTCCCTTTCTGGGCGATAGGAAAATGGTAGAGATTGAATATTATCAACTCGACCAGTATCAAAGAATTCTTTACGGGTTAACTGTCGCATTGGATAACGCACATCCCCGATGTTGTACGTCATAGCATCCACATATAATAGATTTTCTATGAAATATTCACCTTGACCAGCAGTCAAAGTTAATTCTTCACGTTTAAAATATGGAATCTCTCTTAAATCTGTGCCTTTGAATTCGAGCAAAGCGTTTAAAAGAAACAAACCGTCGTCAATTTGTTCGCCTGAGACGGTTTGTAATTGTCTACTAACTATCTGAGACAGATAGTACGCACGAGTTATAAGCATTCGAGCCGTATAAGCCATAATATCTGCCTCCTATAAATTAGATTGCGAACTGGTATCCGCCAACGTTAATTGCAGCAGCAGCGCCAGCGTTGCTTACCTTATAATTAACTTTTGGCAAGCTAGAAGCTAAAGTCGAAATAACAAGATTTTGACTTGAAACAACTACAGCATTCACTTGACCAGTCACAGTTACAGCATCACCAGTACCAGCAGCAGGTTGCATTTTTAAGGTTTGTCCAGCAGCGCTTGGAGTTAACGCTGAGTCAATAAATACTGGTGTGTTTGCTACAGCAGGAACCAAAGCACTCAAATCAATTGCAGTGTAGCTAGTAGCGTTACCAGCAGTAACAGCAGTAGCTTGAGGTGCATCATACATAAAGGTACGCCAGCTTGATTTATCATCAGTCCAGTAACCCTTTAAGAATGTTGAGCCAGCGCCAGTAACCACATAGCCAATTAAAGCATAAGCATCATAGCCATAAGGTAAGTATGGAGCATCTAATAAAGAAATTAACCCAGCAGATCCATATCCAGAAGCTGTGCCTTGAATTAAAAATACCTTATATACTTTGCTAGCTGCCAAAGCGCCTGTGTCAATTCCGTTTGCACCAACGTTAGCTGCATTGATTGTAATACCAGCATCTAAATTTAATTGGAAGGTTTTAGATGAATCTAAAATACTTCCTGCCGCAACATCTAACTTGGTGTTAGGTGTAGTTGCATTGTTGCTTAATCCCAAGCCGTAAGCGTATGGGAATAAAGCTTGATTAAAAGATCTATATGTAGTCATGGTTTAATCCTCTTAAAGTTAAACGAGGCGGATTTTCCGCCCTTACGCCTATAGTGGGAAGCAATAACGCATTGAGTTTTCAGCAACTAATGTTGACCCCCAAATACAGTCACGTACATAAGCACGATTGTTAAGACCGAATTGAGAACCGAAGTAGTGGCGAATAGACGCACCAGAATCTTCATCAACACTTGTTACAGTGGTGTAAGGAGATTCATCTGGTAAACGTGGCATTGCTAAGTAGAATTGGTCGCCTGACATTAAGATACCAGCTCTATGAGATGGGACAGGAACAACTTTCATACCAGCTTGAATTGCAACGTTTAAGTTTTGGTTTTGATTAGCAGCCCATACCAAACCTACGTCATTGATGGTTTGTAATTGAACAGTAATTGCACCAGCGCCGTCAGTTGCAGCGTCAGCAATTGCACGGAATTGAACTGGTTGTTGAGAAACTTGGTGGCCAATGAAGGTCAAGAATCTTAAGTTTGGTTTGCCAGAAACGCCGTCTTGGAACTGGAATAAGTCACCAGCTTTAACAGCATCAGCATCGCTTAATACAGATGTACTGAAAGTAATGCTTAATACGTTAGCACCAGTTGGGTCAGAAACGCTTACTACAGTCATTTCATTGTTTGGAGCTGCTTGTTCAGCAATTGTTCCAGACACATGAACTGGTAATAAGTTTGATTCGTACCAATCGCTATTAGCAAACTTACCTAACATCCAGCTTGATGCTAATTCATTGTTTCGGTCCATTGCGAATTGATTTAAACCAGAACCAACGATAGCTGGGATATTGCTTACTGGTAAAATAGCCATCATTTTATGAGTAGCTGCACCGAAATCTTCGAAGTTAGCAACAGATTGCGCTAATTGAGTAAAGCTATTGATTGGGGTAATACCATCGCCGTAGAAACGGAAAGGCCCAGATTTATATTGTTTCACGCCAAAGTTAGCAGATTGTGGGTCATTAACAGTTACGCCAGAAACGAAGTTTAATAAAATATCAGCTTCGATTTTAGAGCCTAACTCTTTCATGGCAGCCATACCAAATCTGTCCATATATTCTCTAACTTGGAAGATAAATTGCTGATCTGTATAACCTGCGCTCACATTGCTTGCTTGTGAACAGACAAGAGATTGTACGCGTTGAACAGATGGCTGTTGAGTAATTACAAGACCAGGATAAGAAACAAAGCGTGGAGTTGTATCAAAAGTTACAGTGTCGCCTAAGTTGCTAGGAGCTGTAGTATTAAAGTCTTTAAACTTTTTGTTAGACATGCTGATACCAACAAAGCTATTTAATAGCCATGCTAATTCAGCCTTCTGATAGGTTTGTACTATCTGTAGTACGTTTGTTGGGGTAGTAGCCATTTAGTCTCTCCAGTTAAAAAAAGATTTTCAACTGGAAGGACAACAAGGTGAGTTTTTAGCTCTTAAACATCTTTCTAAAATCTGCCACCGTCATATCGCCGTTGTCCATTCCAGCATTAACGGAGGGTTTTAGTTGTGAGTACGGGTCTCTAGCTTGAGCTTCTTCAACTTTTGCAGCCTGGTTTTGCTTGATGCTTCCAGATAATTTCTGTAAGTTTTTCATAGCAAGATAGGGTTGGTCTTGAATATCAGACAAGATTTGTGAAAGCTTGTGCGGATTATCAAGAACTTCTTTCATAATGTCCCCAGTGTTTTCCATGTCATTTACCATGCCGATAAACGCATGTATGCGTGGGTCATTATAATTTAGTTGATTTAACTCTTGTTCGAGGCCTGGATATTGTTGCTCAGCCACTTGCATCTTTTGAACAAAACTATTAACCATTTGTTGCTGTTTCAATTCAGCAAGTTGGTTTTGTATATGTTCTTGGGTTGCTCGTGTTGCCTGCTCTTGAATCATTCGCTCAATATCAGCTTGCGAGAATTGTTGCATACCCCCTAAGCTATTAGCTTGAGGTGCTTGTTCTGTTGCTTGCTGTTGTTGCGCTTGTAATTCTTGCATGGCTGCTAATCTCCCTTTTTCAAAAGCCTTTTGTTTTTCCCTCTTAACGACATCTGCGACTTGGATTCTATTGAACACAGGTGTTTGCATGTCATCATTAGGAGCAACTTCTTGCTCTTGTACATCAGGATTTACATTTTCAATATCTTGTACTTCTTCCATAAAACCCTCTTGTTGACTTATGTTCGGTGTCACCGTGATTCAATACAATATCGCTGTATAGTAGCGCCCAGGCTGCCGTTTGGGGACGTAATACCCTAATTATTTACTGCAAGTACATTTTGTGTCAAGTATTTGCCGATGTTTCACGTGAAACATTATTCATATCGAATATTTGAGCAGACAATATTTTTCGTAACGCACTTTGTATAATGTAATCAATATTTTGCACATGAGTGCGGTTTCCGTATTGTTTAAAATATTCTGACAAAGAGCTTCTGACTTCACTTAGAGTTTGTTTTCCGTGACGAGTATGGCCGCCCAGTATTAGTAAAATCCTGTATTCGGTTTCTCGTAGATAAGTTTGATAATAATTTAAAAATGCCAAATCTTCACACTTAGCTAAAAGATTTTCATATGCTTCTGGCGCAATCATTTTCTTTCTCGATTAAGTCTTTAATTTTCCCAAGGCCGCGATAATATAAAACGCTTATTTGTTTTGCTGATAAAATTTCTTCATTGTTATGAGCAAGTCTTTTTATGTGCGGAGCTATATCTGTAAAGTTAAGTTTTCCATAAACAGTATGCCCGTGACGATACATTATTATTTTTACAATTCTTGGATTTAATTTGGAAACAAAGCGGTTAACAAAATCAAGGTCATCACAAAGAGGAATAAAATCTGCAACTTGATGACGTGGTATTTTAGTAGCCATGTGTAATCCTGTCAGATGTTTCACGTGAAACATTGCCATTCTTGATTTGAAAATCTTGTACAGCAAATGTTATTTTTTTTTCTTTTTTGATAAACCAGCTTTGCTTAACGCAATTGCAATGGCTTGGTTTTTTGGTTTACCAGCAGCTATTTCAGTCCTAATATTAGATGACACAGTTGCTTTACTTTTTCCAGGCTTGAGCGGCATATTATTTGCATCCTTTTTTTGCAGTTTTTTTCATAGCTTTGGATTCGTGTCTTCTTGCCATTTTTTCCATGCCAACTTCGCCATAAGCTGTTCCAACTGCTCTTTTTTTTGAATAGCCAGCTTTTTCCATGACTTCAACATTGTGTTTCATGCCTTTAGGGCTTGCAGCAGCTTTGCCTTTAACAAGCATTCCTTTTTTCATTTCTTTTTTTACTTGTTTCATTTGCATTTTCCTTTCATCATTTTTTTCATCATAGCTTTATCTTCTTTAACATCTTTCTTTTCAGATTTTTTAATCATTTTAGTAATGAGTTTTTTATCTTGTGCAACGTCCATATGTTTTTTTGAATTTGATTTAGCTTTCATGACTATTTTCCTTTTCTTTTTTTAGCAAATGATTTAAGAGTGATTGCCAAGTTTGCTTGTTTGCGGGTTTTAGGGCTTGATGACTTTGCGGCTTTTTTAAGTTTAGACATGGGGATGTTTTTTTCTTCTGGCACACCAAGTTTTTTTGATAAAGCTCCTTTTTTAATATTAGCTTTTTGTATCCATTTTTCAGCCATTCTTCAATCTCCAGGATAAGTTTCGCTATAAACATAGTGACGAGGTTCCGATAAAATTTCAACAACTGAAGCGCGACCCATATCATTTAATGTCATGTAAGCTGTCGTTTGTTCAATTACTTCCATTTCTAAATCAAAGTAATCTAATAAAACCAAACAAACTGCTTTTTCATAGTATGTAAGCTTTTTTTCCTGTCGCCTAATCCACACATTTTTAGCTTCAACCATATGTGTAATGCGAGGCAGTACAACCTCCGCCCCGCTCTCGTCTTTTATTAACGATTTATGTACACGCATATTAGTCTTTTTTGAAGATTTCTGTAACGATTTGCCTACGCTCTGAATCAGATGCGCCGCGTGTAATTTTATACATAGACTGCATAATATCGCTTCTACTGTAGCCGTCTCTTTTTAATTTTTCAACAGCGCCAGGTTGTGTAATGGTATGCTCTGTGATTCTACTCTTCTTCATTTTCTGCTCCTTGCATTAGACCTTTTAATTCTTTATTCATTTTTAAACCATGTGCTTGCGCTCGTTGTTGTACTTCAGCCAGTTTTGCTGCTGATTCAAGAGCATGTACTTCAAGACTTGTTTGAGACTCTTCTAATCGTACTGCACTATCAATTTGAGCTTGGGACACTTTAGCCTCGGCTTCAAGTATTTTTGCATCCGCAAGCTCTTTCTCAGTAGCCAATCGCGCCAATTCAAATTGATTTTCAATTTGGTTTTGCTGTACATCCGATTGTGCTTTTATCATTTCAGCTTGAGCGCGAATCATCTGCGGGTTTTGCATCATAGCTTGTTGCTGCATTTGCATTGCTTGTTGTTGCTGTTGTGCTTGTTCTTGCAAATATGGTTCAATAGATTCTTGTAATCTGTCAGCACCATAGATAGTCAAGTTAGACACTAAAATCTTAAGCCCTTGTGGGCTATTCATAAACTGGCCAAATTGCTGGCTAGCTTGCATCAATGCCACTATCTGCTCTAATGCTTTATTTTTTTGAACTTGGAAATTTACGCCCGCTTCAATATTGACTTTGATAGCGCGGTCTTTGTAGTCCAGTATTGGCTTGCCTTCCATATTTACTTCTTGATAAGACTGTTCGCCATTGCTATCCATGACGGGAATTGTGCGTTTGCCAACTAAATATTTAGGCATCAGGTCAACTATGATGTTGCCAATTTGTGTTAAACCCTGAAGGTAGCCGACAATGTAAGGCATTGCAGCACTGTTTCCTTGAGCGGCAGATTCAATAACAGCTTTTCCAGACAATCTTGTGTCGTCTCTACCGAGATTTGAAGCGTAAGACCCAAGAATAGTTTGAGTAGTGGGGTCTGTAACTTGGAATGCGCCCATAATTTCAGGGGGTGCGCTAGTATTAACAACTTCACGAATAGGTTGCGGGATTGCTTTATTAGGATCGTTTTCATAAAACGCATTCACTACAATGGTATTTGCTTTTTGAATATCAGTTAAAGCCTCGATGTAATCATCCTCTTGAGGAATAGCTTCTTTCATCACGATGAATTTAGACTGTATTTGATTTTCTAAAAAGTTTGCCAAACTCATACCAGCAAAATTTTTCAAATCTTGCACGCCTTTAGCATGATATACATATGGGCGTGTCATTTGATAAGTTACATTTGACGTGCCTTGAGTCAAATTGATTGAATTGCCATCAATAAACACGTAGGGCAAATAACTATAATCGGTTTCTTCATACTCTAAAACTTGGTTTTCTATCAAACGATAACGGCAAATTGTTTCTAAATCAGTCCAGCGTGGTTTGCCAACAATAATTGGAAGTTGCTCTATAAAGTTCATTTCTTCCCAGTACGCTTGCATACGCTCATAATCTTTGACCGTCATAACGCGACCATCAGCCAGTCTAACTATGCGTGTACGTTTTCTTTTTTTCTCAAAGAAATCTACAACAAGAATGGTTTTTTTACCCATAGAGTCTTTGTAAGACCAGTTGAACCCCTCGAAATCCCTTTCGTAATTGATTCCTTTCAGTTCAACATCGGGGTAATCCCGCTCAAAATCTTTAACATCCATCGGAAAAACTTCAAAACAGTATTGCCCGTCGCCTTTGTGAGGGGCGCGAGCTGCTGGGTCAAAGCCGCATAATGTTGGGTCGAATACTCTGCTTAAGTTGATTTGCTGGTGAAAACTCATTGGGCTTGAGTAATCAGTCCAAATTTTCGCTACAGAATAACCGCCCGACAAAATATCTTTGTAAATTTCATAGCTAAAAGAATCTCTATCAGCTCGATGAATAATATGCCTAATATGCCCTTCAACAACATTTAAAACTTCATAGGAAATTGGGACGCCCTCAGCAGGAGAGACAACGATACTTGGCTCTTGTTGCGCGAACTCTCCGAGAAGGCGAGAAATATATGCCTCAAGGATATTAAACTCTAAAACAGGCCGATGCAATTGCATCATGGCTGCTTTTTGTTGTTCAGTGATTGATTCTTTGAAAATGTATTTACGAAACTCATGAAACCTTTTATAGTTTTGTTCGAAATACTTGTAGGATGTTGAGACATCTTCTTTGATGCGTGCAAGCCTATCAGATGCACTTTTAGCCACTGTTACCATATAGCTGTCCCTTAGCAGAAAGTAAAGTTCTTTGTTTACCCATTATCTTACCAGCAGTTTGACTGGTTTTGCTACTATTTGCAATTTGTGTAATTGGAAGGGCGAAAGTCAAGCATAAAGCATCAGCGGTATCGCTTGAACGTATGCCACGTTTTTTCATCTCTTCTTTTTTTTCCATGACTAGGCGTGAGTTGCTATCAATTTTGTAACGTGTTCCGCAAATGTCAGAATGGAGTTCATCAGAGTCAGGTATCTGACAAGGTTCATCTTCAAGCCAGAGCTTAAGTTCTCCCCACATCTCAGAGCGTTTATTACTGTATTTGCGACCGTCCAACGGTACTGAGCCAGCATTGATACCGACGACGACATTTCCATGCCCTAATTCCTTAAGCCTATCAACAATACCTGCGCCTAAGCCCCCGATATCTACGAAAACCTTGGCGGGTTGTTCTCTAATAATGATGTTGTTAACGATTCCGACAATTTCCATCGTATCTTTTTTGACATAAGTTTCAAGACCAAAAGCCTTTCTTCCCTTCCGCCTGATAATTGCTGATCTATCAGCGCCAAACCTAGCCACATCTACGCCCCACCTGATAGGCCCGAATGGAGTTACCTGTCGCCCAATGGCTGATTCGATGATGTCCAAAGGAATAACGCCATCAGGGTTTCCAGCAAAGTCACCTCTGACCCTGATCCGGTAGATAGCCGAGTCAGTTCCATACTTCTCGGCCATGTCCTTAACGTAAGTCTTACTGACTAGCTCCGACTCCTCCCCGTTCCAATGCAAGGCTGACCACTTAGCCCTTTGCTTGTGGTGAGAGTCGTAAAAGTAACCCTCCATCCGAGTAGGGTTAGCAGCCATGACCACGAA